TTGGTGATGATCTTGCCGTCTTGGACGGTCTTGGACTCGCTCAACAGCATCACTCAACCCCGAGGAATGACACGCTGTATGTAATCGAATCCGCGTCGGCGTGCGTTGCCGTGACGGACACCGCAGCGGGGAGCATGTCCTTTGCAATCGTGTTGGCGGCAGCGGACAACTGCGGGTGAACACGAAGCACCGTCAGGCCGGTGGACGTGATCGCCGCACTGGTCAAGATGGTGTAGGACGCACCTGACACCGGGTCTTGTCCGCTGATCGTGAACACGACCGAAGGCGTCGCAGCGGTTGCGGTGACGTTGATGAAGAACAGCCCGCCACATGAGCCGGTGTTGAAGGTTGCCGTTGCGGTCGCCGTGCGTGCCGCACTGTCGAAAATCAACTGATACTCTTTTTCAGAAGCTCGGGACATACGCCCTCCAAATGAAAAAGGGGAGCCGAAGCCCCCCTTTTTGGGTTACGCCAATGAAGGTCAGTAGTCGCCCAGGTTGACCCACGTCACGGTGATGGTTCCGCTGATGGTCTGGGTTGCATCGCCGTCCACATCGGTGGTCGTGGCATAGGCGGTATTCAGGTACATCGCCTTTGCGGTGCCGGTGCCGTCAAAGTGGGCGGAAGCCGTCAAAGCAGCGCCCACGGCAGTACCGGCGACGTTGACCGTTGCCGATGACGTGAAGGCGGTCGAAGGCAACAGGTCCACCATCGTGCTTGCCAGCGTCGTGCTGGATGCCGTGGCGGTGCCCAAAGCAATCGCGCCCGTCGAACTTGCGTTCAGCGTGCTGGCCAGTGCGCTCGTGGTCTTCTGCTGCAGGCGTGCCGTGGTGCCCAAGACCAAGATTCGACCCTCTGGGAAGGTGTAGAGCTTGGTGCCTTGGTATTCGGTGCCGTTGACAACGGTTTGGGCTACGTTGTCCAAGGTCAGGATGGTTTGGCAGATGCCGCCGATTTGCCAGTGTTTGGCTTTGACGGTCGAAACCGCCACGCTGCCAACACTGTCCGGCGTGTCCGTCAGACGCATCCCGCCTTCTGTGGTTTGGATGATCTTCGATCCCATGATGTTTCCTCGTAAAGAGAGGGGGCCGAAGCCCCCTCATGTGGATCAGGAAGTGGACAGGTCGTACACCGCGCCGTGGGCCTTCTCGTTGCACACCTCAAGGGTGTACTCCACGAGAATCTGCTTGCGGATGCTGTCGCCGGTCTTGGCCAGATCGTTAGTCTGGAAAGGACGCAGCGGGGCGAACTTGGCATAGTCCGGATCAACGAAGAAGATCGTTCCGGCAGGCATCTGGCGGCATGGCAGCATGCGGACCTCAGTGCCCAGCGGGTCGATGTAGATTTCGACGTTGTTGGTGACTTTGCGCTTGTCGCCGTCGCTGGTCTTGGAAGACGAACCGCTGAAAGCCGCGACCTTGCGCTTCTGAAAGCTGTTCATCACGCCCAGGCTCGGGGTTCCGCCGTTGTCCCAGCACAGGGCCAGAGCGGTTTCAAAGTGCGATTCCTGCAGCGCCCGAGCGGCGCCCGTGGTGTAGGTGTCGGACCCGTTGCCGGTTGCGGCGGTGCCGTCGCTGGCCTTGCTGATGTTGGTCTTGACGTAGCAAGACAGACCGGCAGACTTGCGGGCGGTGCTGGAATTGCCCGCCACGTAGGCCACGTTTTGAAGCAGCACGGTTTCAACGTCGCGCTTCAGCTCCTTCATGCGGTCTTCCATCTGGAGGGCCATTTCCGAAGAACGGCCCGCCTTGTTCACCGCTTCCTGCGTGCCGGTGACGCGGGCTACCTTGTCGCTGATCTGCGTGTAGTTGTACACACGGGCGTTGGCCGTGCTGGCGTCGGTCGTGGCGTCGTCACCTTCCAGAACAGCATTCGAGCCGCTGGCAGCGGTCAGTGCACGGGTTTGCCACTCGTGCTTGGTGCTGGTGGATTTGCCCTTGGGGAGCGCCGTCAGGAACGGGGTTTCCGTGGGGGTCACGTCGTAGATGATGTCCGACAGGTCTTCGCGGTTGCCTACGCTGTCGTAGGTGGTAAAAGTGTCTGATGGCAGTGCCATGATGTACCTCTAAATAGAAAAATTGGTTAAGCCCGACCAGTGGCAAGCAGATAGGCAGCGATGCCCGACTTCCCACCGGAGTTCTTGATTGATGCGCGAATGTTTTTCAGTTGTGCGCTGGGTCCGTCCTGCTGGGCTTGGCCCGGCTTGACGATCTTTGGTGCCGTGCGGACGCGGTTTTCAATTTCAGGCTTTTTGGCCTGCAACTGATCGAACAACATGGCCTTATGCAAAGCCGCGACAAGGTGGGCGCTGACCATGGGGCCATTCGAGACGTCCTCAACCACCTCGGCAGGCATCCCGCTTTGGATCGCCCATTGCCGCACTGCCGTCGATTCCTTGTGAAAAACCTGCGGGTCTTTCCAGGCGGGAACCAAGTCCACCAGCTTCGCGGCCTCTTGTGCCGTGAGCTGTTGGATCGTCTGTGCGGTTCGCTGTTGTTCCTGCGCTTTCGCTTGATCAACCGTGGCAAATACCTGATTGATCTGGCTCTCGCGGCGCTTGTACTCTTGCTGAAGCGCGGCCCATTGGCCGGGGTCAGTTACGCGAAGGGTGTTCCAATCAACTGACTGGTATTCCCTCAGCAGCTCCTGAGCGGCTGTTTGTGCCAGCGCGTCAACCTGCTGCAAACGCTGTTGCGCAAACTGATTCGCTTCCTGCATGCGAGCTTCTGCGGCTTTGTGGGCCTCAGCAACTGCGCGTGCCTTGTTGTCGATGTGCCCCTGAAGTTGGTAGGACTTCAGCAAGTCTTGGAGCTTGGCAGTGCCCTCCGTGCCGTCGATCTTGGTCTTGACCTTGATGGTTCCGTCGTCGTCAACGTCAACGGAATCAGCGTCAATACCCAGATACTTCGCAACGTCGGCGGTCGTGATCTGCGGCCCCTCGTCTTGCTGCTCGCCATCGCGGTCAGGCTCAACGGGTTTTTCTGCTGCTTGTGCAGGCGCTGCCTCGGTGTTGCCTTGCGGCTGTTCCGGTGCCTGTGCCTTTGGTGCTGGCGTGTCCTCAGCAGCCAGGAAACGCTGGATGCGTTCTTGCGTACTTGCGCCCTCGGAAGGGGTAGGGTTCTGCTCGTCGCTCAAAGTGATAACTCCTGCGGTCGTCTCTCGACGATGCGCTTTGCCCCAAACAAAAGGCACCCGAAGGCGCCTATCTCGCGGGGGGGCTGTTCCCGCGCTATCTCATGAACCGCAAAATTCCTTTCTTGCGTTCAATTTCGGCCATTTGCACCTCTGCAATGTCGCCGTCCTCAATCTTTCGCGTGATTTCACGCTTCACGGCCTGCAATAGCTGCTGGCTGATCACGATGCGCTGCGCCTTGTCCTTGTCGTCCGGGTTGCACGACAGCGCGGAGGTGTGCAGGTAGCCTTCAACAGCATCGAAGGCATCCTGAAAGTGCTTGTTTTCCAGCAGTTGACGGGCTTCGGCCCGGATGATCTGGCGTTGTTCGTAGTCCATCAAACCCCCTGCAACCCGGCACCAAAGCCAGGCGCTGCAATGTCGCGTGGCCTGTTGGCGATCATCAATTGAACCTCGGATTTCATTGCTTCGATGGCTTCGCGGCTGGCGCGGTCCTTGTCGGCTTGGCTGTTCTCAAACTGGAGTTTCAGGCCTTGAATCTGCTGGTTGTACTGCTCCTGCAGTTGCTTGATCTGCATGGCATATTGGCCCTTGATCTGCTCGGCCTCTGCCAGCGGGTTTCCAGGGCCTTGCCCGCGCTGCTGTTGCATCTGCTGGTACTGCGGGCTTGCCGGGGACATGACGTATTTTTCGGGCATATCAAAGCCCATCGTCTTCGCCAAGTCCTCGAACAGCGAAAACGCCTGCTCAGGTCCGACAAGCCCGAAGGCACCGCCCAGTTGCTGCTGTAGCTGGGCCACAAGCATCAACTTTTCGCGCTTCTGCTCCTCGTTGCCGGTGCCCAGGCCAACACGCACGGTCAGATCGGTGCGTTCGCGCCATTCCTGCGGGTTGACGTTGGTCCACTGGCCGCGCAAACGGACCATGCGGGCCTTGTCCTGGTGCCGACACAGAAGGCCGTGGACTTGCATCACCATTTCCTTGACGCCGGTTTCGGCAATCAGGCGGGTGATCATCTCGATTTTCTGGCTGGCCCGGTTCAGGTTTTCCATGAAAGCGCCCTTGGTGGACTCTTTCAGTACATCCGGGTCCATGCCGGTACTGGCCTTGGTCAACCCCGTGCGGCCTTCCTTCACGCGGTCAAAGTAGTCCACGACCGGGAGAATCTGACCAATGATCGGCGTTGCCTGAATGGCCTCAGCAGCGCCAGAAACGGGCATATCGCCTTTGACGCGTTTCACACCGCCCGGCAGGCTGGTCATGAAGTCTTTGAGGTTCACGCGCTCATTGACCAGCCATTGGTTGTTGTTGGTCAAGTAGATGTTGTCCAGCATCTGCCGGGTCAGCGTTGTCTTGATCTCCGCCAGATCGGCTAGTTCGTCATCCAGGGATTCTCCAACGTGGCGATGCGGGACGCGCTTGGCAACGAATCCGGTGATCGCCACGGCTGGGATAGGCTCGTTCCACTGCTTGCCGGGCGGGATTTTGTTGCCCACCGTGACCACTTTCCGCAGCTCTGCAATGCCGTCGCCATCGAAATCGACGCGCACATACGCCTCGCAGTACTCGATCTCGTCCATCGAGCGGTCGATGATGTTGGCGCCCGTGGACTTGCTTTCGTCGCTGACAGAATCGCGGCTGTAGGTCTGTAGATCGTTGTCGGTTTCGTTCAGCGCCGGGAGGTCGTCCACGAAATCACGCGGCATGCCCATCTCAATCAGCTCTGATCGGGTCTTGCGGGTGACATGCTCGGTGAACGGGCTCTCCTGCAGCGAACCCCTGCAGCGCTTGGAAACGCGGATTTCCTCGGTCGGCACGGCCAGCACTGTCACCTTGCCTGACTTGCGCGTGACCTTGAGTGTGAGATTGAACAGCTCCACAGGCATCGGGCCTTGCGGTGTGTCGATCAGCTCGGACGTCGATTCCTGCTCGGTAATCTCTACCTTTGCACCCTCTCGCTCCAAAGCGCCCAGCATCTGCGCGATTTGATCCAGCGTCAGACCGCTGTAAGGCACTTCCTCAACCTTCTCGGTCTCTTCCCAGAAGTGCTTGGCATAGCCGTTTTTGAGCAGGAGCGTGTCCTTGATGGCGTCATGGAGGACCATGAAACCATCGTTGTCGCGCATGATCACCTGATTGGTGTAATCACTCTCCTGCTGGGCTAGCTGCTCGTCCTCGGGACCAATCGGGTCAAACTCCGCAATCGAGCCGGACTGCGTGAACACGCGCATGATCGACGGAAGCGCCCAATCCACGGCCTCCGCCAAGTCCTTGGACACAACAGCCGAACGGCCTTCAACCTCGTTTCCGTAGGGTCTGCCATGGTAGTGATCCATGGCTTTGGCGCGTTCTTGCGAAAGCTGGCCATCTTCCACGCCCAGCGCATCGCGCCGCATCGCGGAAACAATCGCGGCCAAGTCTTCCGGGCTCATCTTGCTCACTCTGCGGTTTCCTCAAACGTCAGGCCATCGGTCGGCAGGCCTTGGCCTTCCAATGCGGCGATGCAACGGGCAATGCGTTCGGCACGCGGCAGGCTGATGGATTGCCCGGCCCAAACGCGATCAGCGTAGGCTTGCGACGGAGACAGTTCAACCATCTCGGTCTGTTCTGCCTGCTCTGCAGCTGCTTTTGGCGGTCGTCCGCGTCGTTTCGGTTCGTTCATACGATGTACTTTGTATTGACGTTGATTGGCTTGTCCCAATCCCCGCCGTCGTTGCTGAGGTCATCCGCCACCAAGGCCAGGTAACGGAATGCGTCCGCACCGTGGCTGAACTCGTCGTGCAAAGGCTGCACCGCTTCGCCCGTTTTGCTGTTGATGTTCCAGCGGTAGCGCTTCAGGCACTCCACAAGACGCTCGGTTCTGGGCTTGTGGAAATAGACCCGAGGGAACACCTCCCGAGCCCGATCAATCCCTGTGTTCACGCCTTGATTCGGCACCCGGCGAACGTCCCAGCCAAGGCCCCGGAGGATCGAGGCATCGTCCTTGCCGGTCTGGTGCCGGGTGTGGAATCCGTCATGCGGCAGGTACAAGCCGCCCCAATTCATTGGCTGGTCATCCAGGCGAAGGCCCCGCAGTTCTGCGCTGTAGTCGGCCAGGATGCGCTGATTGCCCTCGATGTAGTGAATCACCCGGACTTCACTGGCTACTTTCTGCGCCAGTATCAGCGTCATGCTGTCAGCCATGCCCAGGTCAAACACGACATGCGTCTTCAAGCGGGCATCGTGCGGGACTTCCCTGATCCGCCCGGCTGCGATGCTTGCCGCCATGCTGTCAAAGTAGATCGCGCCCTCAACAGCGGGCTTGCACTTGCCCTCCCAGATGTGGGCATAGTCCTCAGCCCGCATTGTCTGTTGCGCGTGCTTGCGTTCAGCGTCCAGGACTGCCGGGAAATACGGGTTGTCCCAGTAGTTCATCTCCACCGCAATGCAATCGGGCGGGGGGTTCAGCACAAACCGCTGATGCGTCTCGTCGCTTTCAAGCTGCGGGTTGTACGTGGCCCAAATTTCCGAGCCCTCTTTGCGGATGGTCGGGATCAGAATGTCCCATGACCGCTTGCTGATGGCCTGTGCTTCCTCGCACCAGACAACATCGACGCCTTCAAACGACTTGAGGGATTCCGCCGTCTGGTCGGACAGGCCCGAGAAGTAAATCTGCGACCCGTGCGGCCCGCGTATCTCGGTCGCCAGCACATCAAACACCGGGCCAAGCCCCATCGCGGCGATCTGATCCGCCAGAAGCTGGTGAACCGACTGCTGGATAGACTTCTGCACTTCGCGGGTACAGAGAATCCGCGTCTTCTTCTGGGCACAGCGCAACAGCAGCGCCCTGGCAAAGCCCCAAGACTTGCCAGACCCCCGTCCCCCATAGGCGACCTTGTACCTGCAGGGCTTGAAAAGGAACTTGAGCTTTTTCGGGAACCGCGCTTCAACCTCAATCGAAGTTGACATTGACCGCGATCCTCATATCAACCTCATGCTTGGAGGGGGCCAAAAACCCGTGCATGGCGTTCAATTCCTTGATTGCGCTCACCTTGTCAGGGTTCCGGCTTTCCTCGTCGTCGGCAATCTCGGACAGCACCCGGACCGACTTTTCGCGGGTCCAAATGTGCTTTTCAGCAATCTTCGCTCTCAGTTCTGCCGCCCTTGCGGAAACCTTGCGGTCTGCCATCAGGCGGCTTGCTACTTGCTGAACCGTCTCGGCCTTCATCCTCCCGGCGTCGTAAGCCTTGCGATAGGCGTCGGCTTGGGTCATCCCGTCCGCTACTGCCTGCGCGAATGCTTCTTGCTTTGCCGTGAGTTTCACTTTGTCCTCGGGTTCCTTGGTTGTCTGATGTGTCCAACAAGCCCCCGGCGTCCATGGAAGGAGTCATGGCGGATAGCCGGGGGCTGCTGGTGCCTGCTGTTTACCCAGAGCAGGTGGGGCCTGACCTTGACCCCGTGGCCGGAAATGAGGAACCGGCTGGATCGTTGAGCGGTCAGGGTTTGGTCTGCACAAAAGAAAAGCCGCCCGGGTAAGGCGGCAGTTCCCGATAGCTTTCGCCATCTCGTTGACAAGACGTGATAGAAGAATACTATCGATTCAGAAAAAAGACAAGACGTAGGTATTGACTTACCTACGTCCGATCCTTTGCCCTGCTGTTTGTCCTGACGGGGGAGGCTTTCACCTCTTGGATCATCTTGATCAGCACCATGTACTTGTTATCGGGCGCTCCTTACGGGAGCCAATCGCCTACCGCTTGCGCGGTGTCTTAACCTTTTAGCCCGTTTCGCCGTCTTCCATGGACCACGGCCAGCCGTCTTGTCAGTGAAGCTGCCACAGGTTCGCCTGTAGTCGCCCGCCTCTTTTCCGCGTGGTATCAGCGGGATACCCTTGATTTCTACGGCTCGGTTGACCGATTGGCCCGATAGCTTTTGCCTATCACCTTCCAGCGCCCAAAAGCAAAAACCCGCTGAGATTGCTCTGAGCGGGTGTTTTTGGAGGCGGCGAAGCCTCCATGCTGGAAGGTAGGCTCTATGCGTCTTCGCGTGCCAATGTGCGCGATTGTAGCGCGGTGTCAGGATTGTGCAAGGGCTTTGTCGATCTGTTCCCTGATCCACTTGGCCCCGCCTAGCTTGCGGAGCTTTTCCCGCTGGTTGCGGGTCATGCGGATGTTGACCGGCACCACCGGGTTAGGCGCCGGAGGGCGGCCAGCGCCTGGGCGGGCGCCGCCTCGGGTTGGTTTGTCGGTCATGCTGCGATCAAGCTGGTGAACATGCCGCGCCCGTGGTTTACGCCGCCGCACTGGCATTCACAAGCTCCGTTGTGCTTGCCGTTTAGGCACTTGCTGTTGCACTCATGCTTGCTGGGAAAAGACTTGTA